CTCTAGCCGCTTGTAGCTTTTTCTCAAATGGTGCGATGTCGGCAGTGACTATCGCTTTAATTTCGCCGTCAGCCATGCTGTTTCGCCCACCGTATGTTGTGATCCCGAGCAAATGACCGGAACTTAGGCGCTGCTAAGCTACTGTCGGTTCGCTCTGATATTAGAGAGGGGTTCATCATCTCGACTTTACCCTCCATCGCTATCAGTATGCAATTGACGTCTGCGGCTAGGGCTATGTCTGGACCCCATCCGAGCCACCCCATTGCGTACTTTGCTAACTCTCGATAGTAATCACCTAACGAGAGTTTTGGCCCAAAGGGGCGTCATCGCTACCTTCCTCTTTTTCCGGTGGCCTGCCGCCACTTGCGAGGTTATTTAAATACTCGATACAGGGCACCATAAGGTCGATCATGCCTGTTTCAAATATCCTCTGCTTAGTGGTCTCATCGACTGTCACCTCACCCCCGATTATGATCACGTCGCATATCGCATCGAAATCAAGATCAGAGCAACGTTGGACCAGTTTGCTGAGCCCACCTTGCATAGTGCTAAGCTTCATTGCCGCGCCGAGAGTCGGTCTGAGTACCACTGTTTCGGTACCGACCTTTATCTCTACGTCACCCGCACCTATGTTCGCTTTATTAACCATGTATCCGCCTTTTATGGTCTATTATGTGGGGTCGACTTCGATGATCTCGGAGTTAACACCGACATTAAATGTACGTCTTAGTACGTTGTTCACTGTGCCAACCGCCAAACGCTTTGACATCACCTTACCTCTGAAGTAGTGCTCCGAGGGGGTGCCACCGTCAGTTAGCTTATCGTTTAGTACGACTTTGAAATTATAGTCGAGCACGTCAGCTTCGGCGGTTACAAGTGCCGCTTGACCCGAATCACTTGGATCATCACCTACGATGACTGCCATCGTGCCTGCGTTACGTACACCTTTGAGTTTACGCAACCGGCCATCCGCAAGAGACGCAAAGGTCACTTCCTCTGCCTCATCGCCGAACTCACCAATATCTTCAACCTCTCCGACTTCTGTATAAGTGTCCGAGAGATATTGCGATAGGTTCTCTGCGCTAATAGTCGTACCGATGAAGAACTGTACGCCACTCCCTGTGCTTATAGTCATGTCGAACTCCTTAATCTAATCGTCAACGTTACTACTCTGCCTATTATCTCGTCATCGCTGGAAGGTGCGGGTATGGGTCCGTTCGCTACTAGGTCCACCACATCGTACCCTGTCACGGTTAACGAGGTTTTTTCCCTATGAAACATGTTTCGTAGTTCATACGCAACCGTTTCAACATCTCTATAATCGTCTTGACGCGAGCTACCTGCCGCGCCGTACACGAATACGTCTCTTATGACCTGCGGACGGTCTGACCGCAGACCATCATAGTCGGTCACGGAGACGTCAGGGCCTATAACAACGTAGGGCAACGTGACCCCCGTCGGTATCGGTACCCGAGTGTGGACTGACGCCGCACCTTTATATGTCGATAGTAGAGCAGTGACCGTGCTGTTAGCGATGATCGCTGTTCTAATAGCTGGGGCTACATCAACGCTCACTTCGCAGCCTCCTTGTAATTAGCTGTTTCACCACCTTGCGGCCTTCCTCCACCGCTGGCCTCAGAAATGGCCGAGGCAGCAGGGGCGGGTCTTGTTGAAACATGCCAAACTCTAGGTCACGTGCATATCGGGCACTGAACACGACTTCACGTGTCAGGCTACCGCTCCTTTGAGTGCGACCTGACCGACGTAGTGTCCCGCTATCGTCGGCAGGTGACTCTCCGGGTGCGGAGGCTTGATGGGGTGGCTTACCGATTCGATAAGGCGCACCCACATAAATTCTACCTGTTTTCGGTGGCTCTAGGATTCGACGAACAGCATCCTTCTTGACGTACTCTGCCGTATCCTCGATGCCTGCGCTAACCGCCCGTTTGACCCGATTCATCGTTTTACCGATGTCCCATTGAACGGTCATGTCGGTGCGTCCACTTCAAAAGCCCGGCACGAATAAAGCGCTGTTGCTGGGTCATGCGATACCGACCGTAGCTGGTACCACTTGCTCTGAAACGTCACCAAGTCGTCTTTTTGTGGGACTAGCCCCGGTGACGACTGCGCGAATAGGCTTACTTTTAAATCGGTCTCCGGTATACCGGCTGACATCCGATAAAAATCTGAATACCCGCTTGTGAAGCCCTCAACCGAGTAGTTAGTTACCGTGTCACCTGTTGGGTCACCATACGTGTCGAGCGTTGTACCTAACGTCTCACGTCTAAGCGAACCTTTCAGTAGCTTGCCTTTAAAGCCATTGAATACGGCTTTAGCCAGTTGCCCCTCCAGTAGACCAAGCATTTAACTCCCCCGTAGCTTCCAAAGCTGCTAATTCAGCCCTCGCGATATCGGGGTTTCGACGCCTAGTGCCTGTCTGCATGAATACGAACTTCAGCACCTCTTTGTCATTTAACGTCGACCAATGAGGGCCGATATGCTTACCCGACTCGTCAGTAACTTTCCCGTCAACCTCTGTCATGTCGATCTTCCGCCGTCGATATAACCCTGCCAGCTTGTGTCTAGGTAATTTCTCATGCGGAAACGGCTCCCCCGGACGCAACATGCGACCGTTGAATAAAAACGCAGAGCGAACCAGAAATGGCCCCTCTGCGTCAAATAGGGGCCGTTTAAATACCCGCAAAGGCATTAGACGGATACTACCGCGTCAAAGTCGGCGGCATTCTCGAAGAAGTACCCGCAGTCCGGCGCAACGATATTGTGGTCGAACGCCATCTGTGCTTCTATTCTATCCGACTCCAAGTGCTCCATACGGAAACGCTTGATACGGTGACCTACCCTAGATGCCCCCATCCACCCGTTCCAGCTAAAAGTGTAACCCGCTGAAGGCACCATGATGCCGGGGTTCGGAGCCACATACGCGAGTAGCGCATGGTTACCCGAAATAAAGACGCTAGACTCAGTTGCGTTCTTAGCGGCAGAGTTATGAATCGCTTTAGACACTAATACCTCGTCTAAGTCAAACAACTGAGCTAAGGTGGATGCATTAACCTCTGCAGGTGCGCCCGGAGTTTGACCGTACTTAACACGATCGATGATGTCCGGGTGATCTACAAGTGCATCGTACACTGTCTTACCTAACGCAAGCTTATTAGGTTCAAAGCCTGTCTGCTCAAGAACAGCCCTAACCGCAGTTCGGATGTTAGTGATCGGATCAGAGTTGGCATCGTTCCAGATTAAGAACTCAGAACCAGCGGTAACGTCAGAGTTAACGCCTGTGATTTCATTAGTCCAAATACCAGTAGCCAGTGCATTCGCAGCAAAAGATCGTTCACGTCTGATCAACGCCTTTTGAGATACGAAAATTGTCGCATCGCGATCTGGGCTAAGCACACTGTCACTGTTAGCTCGATCCTGATCGTCGACGTCTTTGTGATATGCCCACACAGGGCAGTAGTACGTAGGCGTATTGTCTAGCGCATACCCACCCCCGGCTGATTCGGTACCGGGCGCACGTTGCTTCATCTCGTCGCGATTGAAGTCGCCACGATCATAAGTGTAGTAACGATCAGACTGCTTAGTAACAGGGATGTTAGGAAACATCCTATCAGCAATGAAGTTCCTAGCGTTCTGGATATACGCAATCGAAATATTGGTCAAGGGGGCATTAACATGAACATCCCCGCGAGTTGGTTGTACCATTATATAATCTCCCTATTAACCAAGAAGTAGTACTGAAATTACGTCGCCCGAAACACCCGATTCTAGTGCGATAGCTTTCGCATTAGTCGTACCTGACACACCTACTCCACTCGCACCGGACTGGATACTGCCCCCGGCAGTTATGGTCCCGCCCAGTTCTAACTGAGAGATGCCGTGGATGCCGACGGGTACGGCACGATCAGCCGCGTCAACATTACCTTGTACGATGCCATCAACTCGACCCGCAGCGCTCGTCAAACCGATACGGCCATTCGAGTCAACAGTCCCGAATCTCCATTGCCCGGTCGTAGAGAAGTCAGCAGCAGATTGAAGCGATATGCGTCTTAAGCTTTCTTCGTTACTCATAACGATCCCCTTACCTGATTATTGTTAAACCTTACCGTTCGAGCTTTACTTAGCCCAAAGTCTCCCCGTACAAGTCAGCGTTTTTCTCAATTACAATTGAGTACGCAGTGGCGTAGTCAACGTTGTGCTTCTCAGAGTGAGCCTTCGCCATCGCATCTAACTTGCTGATTGCGTCAGTGCCTTCGTCTGAACCACTCGCTGAACCTTTATTTTCAAAAGCGGCTTTGTTGGACTTCTCAAGCGCTTCTAAAATAGACTCTAACGTCTGTCGAGACGATTTAGAGATGTCTGCCGTCTCACGTAACAAAGTGCCTATCTCTTCAGAGGTACCGGATACATGCGAGTAGTTATCAGCCGCTTTTCTAACAAAAGTCGCTTGAATAGCAAGGTCACGGGCTTTCTTAGTCTCGGCCTCTTGCTTAACGATCCGCTCTTGTTGGCTCTTAAGCACTTCGAAAGTTGCTTCACCCACCGCGCCTTTATTTATCAAGGTGCCGTTGATCTCGATGACCTCTTGAGCACGCTTGGACATCTCCATGTGCGCGTTACGGTCGGCAGGGCTCATCTTGATGAAGCTATCTCTATCGGATTCGCTCATACTCGATACGTACATTTTCTCCGCATCGTGCAGGCTGGCCATGCTTTTAGCAACCTCTAACGCTGCGCTTAACT